CCATTGCGGAAGAGAAAGAACTGCCCTTGAAGCTTGTAAAAACTGTAACAGCTGGAAGCTTATAACTCTTGGTGCTGGATCAGACACTGTTTATGAAGAAACTATTAAAAGATTCCCCAATAGACCAATATTTAGACTAGATAGAGATTCAGCAAAAACAGAAAAACAAGCACGTGACATCGCAAAAAAATTCAACGATACAAGTAATGGAATTTTAATCGGTACAGAATTTTCTCTAAATTATTTAAAACAAGTTAAGCATGTTGCTGTCGCATCACTAGATAGTTTGTTTTCTCTTCCTGATTTTAGAATTAATGAAAGGATATGCTTTTCAAAAGAATATTACTTTAATGATTCAGGAGAAACAAAACCTTACTTTTTATAGTGCTAAGGGTAGAAAGAAAGTTGATTTAGAAAAACCTTTACTATTTAGTTATTCAAATGATATGGCTAGAGATTACTTTGATAATGATGAGTTTGTATGGAATAATTTATATAAAGTAATTACTTCTGATAAAGGCTTATTTTATTCATCTCATTGTTATGTAGACGGACATAGAACCAAAGATAATGCTATAGAGGGTTTTGAGCTACTTATACTTGATATAGATGCTGATGTAACACTTGACATGGCAAAATTATTATTTGAAGACTATACATATCTTATAGCTACTACTAGAAACCATCAAGTAGAAAAAAATGGTGAAGTATGTGATAGATTTAGAATAATCTTACCTATGAGAGATAGACTTGAATTAGATAAAGACCAGTATACTAAATTCTACAAAGCTATGATAGAAGATTTACCTATTGCTATAGATGAAAATTGCAGTGATGTGAGCAGAGGGTGGTTCAGTGCTAGTGGTTCTCATTGGTATAATGAAGGCAAGTTATTTGATGCTTCTAAATACATTCCTAATACCCAAGAGAGAGAAATTTATACAAAAGAGGGTAATAGGTTAGCTGGAAAGAATATTAATGGTATAGGTCAGTATATACTCCGTAATGAAGGTAATGGTAGAAACAACTCATTGATTAAGTTTTCTTTGTTACTTATGGATAGTGGTTATACACATGATGAATGTAAAGCTGAAGTGTTAAGACTTAATAAACAATTTCAGAATCCACTAGCAGAATCAGAAGTGAATCGAACGATATTTAAAACGATTGAAAGGAGAGAAGAGAAAGTTGTAGAAGAAGATGAATATGAAGATGATTATAACTATGATGAAGATGATGTATTTTCACAAGTTAATAAGTAATTAATATACAATAAAGGTAACAAATGTTATGATTGTTATCTACAAAATAGGAGAGGATACAAAATGAGTTTTGAAATTAAAAATACAAATGAAGCACATAGAGATGGCGTAAAGATACTTATCTATGGTGCTAGCGGAATCGGGAAAACTACACAGTTTGGTAGTCTGAGTGGTAAAACACTCATACTAAGTGCTGAGAGCGGCTTACTCGTCTTGAAAGATAAAGACATTGATGTAATAGATATTGAATCTATAGAAGCTCTAGCTAATGCTTATGCAGCATTAAAAAGTAAAGAGTTAGAATATGACAATGTTTGTATAGATAGTCTTAGTGAGATTGGAGATATTTTAATCAACGAGTTGGAAGATGATGATTATTATGGAGATAGCAGTAATTCTTTTGTGAAGTGGGGAGAATACACTAAACGAATGATTAGGATAGTTAAAAGGTTTAGAGACTTAAAAGGTTTTAATGTTTTATTTTCAGCATTAAGTGAACCAGTTGAAGCAAATGGTTCTATTAAATATTATCCAATGATACCAGCTAAAAAGGCTCAATCAAAGTTAGTATCACTATTCGATGAGGTTTATTATTATTCTATGGATAAAGACGATAATAGAATACTTAATACTTCAAGAACTAATATGTTTGAAGCAAAGAGTAGAAGTGGTTTAGATAAAGCAATAATAGTTTCTGATGTAAATCACATTGGTTCAATAGTAAATTCAATAAACAAAGAAGGAAAATAATATGTCATCAATTTTAAATAAACTTAGAGATAGTTCAGCAGTAGATACAAGCAAGGAGTTAGAGGATTATAAAGGTGCTGGAGGCTTTGTAAAAGAGTCTGGTATATATAACTGTGTTATTAACAAAGCATTCCTTATAGAGGCTTCTAGTGGTGCTATAGGTATATACATTAACTTTGGTGGTGAAGCTCAGTATGAAACAACTGAATATATCTCTACTGGAGAGTTAAAAACTTACTACTCTAAAGATGGTAAAGACTTTAGCTTACCTAGTTATATCTTTGCTAAAAAATTAAACTACTTAGCTACTGGTGATGTTGTCAATTCTATCACAGACTTTAAAGCTGAGAATAGATTAGTTAAACACTACAAGCTAGTAGAAGACCCAGATAATGAAAGTAAAAAGAAAAGAGTAGATGTAGAGTTAGAAGCTGAAGTTTTAACTGAATGGATTGGTAAAGAGATTAAAGTAGCTTTCCAGATGTGTGAGAAAGAGAAGCAAGTTAAACAAGGCGATAAATATGTATCTACTGGAGAGATAGTAAAAGACAAAGAAGATAATCCATACCTAGAACCACAGATTGTAGATATATTTAATGTAGATGGATTAAGTGCTAGTGAGTTAGTTGAGAATAAACTATCTGAAACATTAGCTAAAGTTGAGACTAGATTAGAAAAGAATCCTGTTAGAAAGTTTAAAGCTAAGAAATCTAAATCTGGTGCTAATAAACCTTCGGCAGGTGGTTCAGCTCCAGTTAAACGCCCTAGTGTATTTTAGATGTTAGATAAATATGAAGGTAATTTTTAATATGGAAGATTTTATATTAGATAGCATGGTAATGGATAGTTACCATAGCCTATCATACAAAACTATTGGGCAGAATATTGAAATAGAAATTAATGGTATTGTTAAAGCTGAACATTACAATCGTATTAATGAAAAGTTTAAGTTAAATGAATTAATTGAAACGAGATATGGTTCAGATATAAACTTATGTAAAATACATCATATATCTGTAAACATGCCATATAAAGGGTATGTGAATATCTCACTATCACTTTATGTTAGATAAATATGAAGGTAATTTTCCTAAGCTATCAAAGAGTAATTCTTTGGTAGTAGATGGATTAATGTTTTATATGAAAAAGCTTAATGGAAGTTATATAGCTTGGGAATACAAAAGTAGAATTAAAATAGTAGCCACAGTTGATAAAGAAAGACTTGTAGATTGGTTATATAAAAATATTAAAGAGATACAAGTGAGACTTGATGGAAAATAAAAAAGAAATAAACGATATAACTATGTATAAAGGTGATTGTCTTGAAGTAATGGATAGACTAATAGAGCAAGGTGTAGTGGTAGATGCTATCATAACAGACCCACCTTATGGAACTACTGCTTGTAAATGGGATTCCGTTATACCTTTCGATGAAATGTGGATTAGATTAAATAAACTCATAAAACCAAATGGAGCTATTGTCTTATTTTGTTCTCAGCCTTTTACGAGTGCATTAATAATGAGCAACCCTAAAAGCTTTAGATATGAGTGGATATGGGAAAAACAATATGCTACTAACTTTATGGGAGCAAAACACGCACCACTAAAGTATCACGAAAATATAGCACTATTTAGCATTAATAAGCACAAATATATCCCTCAACAATATAAAGTTATTGAGATTGAAGATATACAAAAGATGGATAAAAAAAATCTATTGTCTTTTTTTACTAATAGGCTTTATGATAGATTTGCAAAAGTAGATAGAAGAAAAAATGTAAATAATATAGAAGATAGAAATGAGTGTCACTTAGGGAAAGTGAAACACACAAGAAAAGTAGATGATGGATATAGAAATCCAAAATCAGTTATAAAGATAAATGGTAGTAAAAACAACAATGCTCATCCAACACAGAAGCCTGTTGAGCTAATGGAGTACCTAATCAAAACATACACAAATGAGAATGAGTTAGTTTTAGATTTTACATCAGGCTCAGGTACTACAGGTGTAGCTTGTGTAAATACAAATCGTAAAGGAATTATGATAGAGCAAGATGATAAGTACTTTGATATAGGTGTTGATAGAGTTGAAAAAGCTTATAATGATAAAAGGAGATTAGATGAAATGTAAACCAGAAGAGTTAAAAGCAGTATGTAACTTAAAGCTATGTCCTCAGCAGCATAGAGAGTTTAAAGCTAAAGTAGCAATGGATGAACATAACTCACAATTAGATGTAGTTAGAAAGCTTGTAGAGTTATATTTAGCTGGAAAGATTGAGATATGATTAGTTGGACTTATAAAGGCATAGATATAGCAAAGCGTAGACCAGAAACATACGGATTTGTTTACCTAAACACATATAGTGATGGAACTATGTATATTGGTAAAAAGAATTTTTTCTCTATTACAACAAAGAAACCATTAATGAATGGAACTAATAGAGATGGTGGTAAATTTTTTAATAAGATAGTAAACCATAAAGTGAAGCAAATGGAAATGGTAATATCTGAGAATGATTGGAGAGACTATAATGGCTCTAGTAAAAAAACAAAAGCTTTGACTCTAATTAAAAAAGAAATACTACAGGTATACATAGATAGTATTAATCTCACTCTTGGCGAATATGAATGGATGATAAAACTGGATGTGTTAAGAAGTGATATGTATCACAATGATAATATCGGAGGTAAATTTTTCAAGGGTAGAATAAAAAAAGAACTAACAGAAGGATTTTAAAATGAAGTACAGAACGCAGGCAATATACCTTATGACTTGGTAAAGGAAGTAAAATTAGAAGAGAAGAAGCTAAGGAAATGTTTAGAAAAGATATAGATTCTTATGGAAAACCTAAAAAGATTATGTCAAAGATAGATAAAATTTATGATGACTTTGAAAATAGAACTTGTAAGAATTGTAAACACAGTGGGTTGTATGTAATGGGCTACATGCCTTGTCTCAATGAAGAAAGTCTTATGTTTCAAATAGATGTGTTTGATGAATTTGGATGCAATAAATTTAAGGAGATAAAATGTCAGTAACACAACAAGAGAAAGATGAACTTAGAAGAGATATTTTAGAAGATGATTATAGAGACGGTCTGATAGAAGCAAATATGTATTCAGATTTAAACTTTGCCATAGAGCAGTTTGACCTAGATGAAGCTATGAAAGCTATAGAAGATTTAGTTAAGAAACTAGATAGTTATGGTCACGAGATTAGTGTATTAGATTTAGTTAGATACTACTATTGAAAAGGATTTGATATGAGAGAGATTAAGTTTAGAGCCATAAATGTTAAAAACGAAATAATATATGGTCTACCATACACAGATGGAGTAAATGAAACGGCATATTTTGAAGAGTATGGAAATAGGCTGTGTTGGCGTAGTGAACAAGGACAACATTGCAACCAACCATATAAAAATGGAACACTTATGCAATATACTGGATTGCTCGACAAAAATGGTATTGAGATTTATGAAGATGATATAGTAAACCTTCATTTTGAAGATGAATACTCTAATGACCGTGTTTCAGTAGATGGTTTAACAACTATAAAAGTAAGAGTTAAGTTTGACTATAAAGGTGTATGCGGAGAAGAAGCAGACTCGACTTGGTATTATTTTTCAGACCTCATTAGTAATGATGTTGAGATTGAAATAATCGGAAATATATATGATGATTTTGCAAACAGAACTTATGAGAATTGTAAATATTATGGATATTTAGACTCAGATGCTTTAATTTAAACTTGCAACTTTGGAAATATAGAGCATTCGTATAGAGCAGGTTCATTTTCATGTAACAAATGGGAGTCTAAAAATGAGAGAGATTAAATTTCGATGGTGGGATGATATTAAAGAGAATCATGATAACTACACCAGATTAGATGCTTTAGATAGCAAGGAACAATAGTAAATGCTTAGTCTCAAAATGTTCTGTGAGATATATGATGTTGGTTATAATAATATAATATCTAGAAAGAGTTTGCGTACTTTACCAGATTATCTATTTGAAAAACAACAAGGTCTTATATATATACACGAAGATAAGCTAGAGAGAAGAAATAATTTTAGAGATATGGTACATAAGTACTGTCATACCTTTTATTATGTCTTGAGTGAGCATTTAGATGATAAAGATATATCTGCATTGGTTTGCTCATATATAAATTCAAGTGAAACAAGTATGTATGTATTCATAAATGAAGAGCTATTCAGAGAAATATCATCATCATATATATGCTATCAGATACATACAAAGATGTGGATTACCTTTAGGTGTTTCAGAGAGATTGAAAGAAAGCTAAAGAGAGTATATCCAGAATTTAATCCAGAAGATTTATTAGAAAAAAGATACAAGGAAAAGTAGATGAAAGAGTTGATAAAGTTTCAGACTGATAGAGGTTTAGATAAGCAAGAGTTTATAGCATTAAATGAGCAAATAAACATAGTAGAAGAGCTTTTAGAGTTAGTTGGCTATGATGTACCTAAAGACCACAGAATTGCTTTAATACACGAATGGAATAAGTTTGTATTTGGGGTAACATCAAAGAAGATAGCACTATTTGTAGGAAATAATGAAAGTACAGTTCCAGATGCTTTATGTGACATAATTACATTTGCTACTGGTGGGTTGATGAAAAATGGTAACAATCCGTTATTGGCTATTGAGCAATGTGGAAAAGAGATAAATAGCAGAGTAGGGTCTATGGTTGACGGTAAATTTGAAAAAGACTTATCGAAATCTAAAGATTGGTATAAGGCTGATTATTCAAATAGTAAAGTAATAATATGAAAGAGTTGATGCTAGGAATATTGATGGATGAGACGTTTGCTAGATTATCAGCAACCACAAAGAATAAAGAGTATTGCAGAAAAGAAATTGGTAAAATAACTAAGAAACATTTTCAGATAATCAAAAGAAATATAGTTCATTTCAATATATGCTATGCAATACTTAATGAAGCTTGGCAGTATGCTCAAAAGAAGTTTATAAAAAGAGGACTTGAATTTAGTAATGTATTATTTATTAAATACCTAATTGAAGACTATCCTTTTTTGATAAAAAGATATGGATTAAATATTAAACATATCAAAAAACTTGAATCAAAATATGATTTATCAAAACATATCTTTAGCACTAAAAGTATGTTTAATGCAGTAATGCAAAATATAGATGAGACTATAGCTCAATATAATTATAGGATTACAAAATGAAAATAAACTTACTACACTCAACGCCATTGGTTGTAGCTAGTAAAGCTATACGTAAATGTTACAAAAGTGAAGGGTTAAGCGATAGCCAATCATTCGGAGACTTATTGTGTCTTGGAGAAAAAGATAAAAGCCTAATATACAGAATAGGTAATCAGATGAAACATAAGTCGACACTTCGTCATGTTCAATATGTATTTGAGTGTGATAATATATCCACAAAGACTCTGCTTGCCTTGACACGTCATTCTATTGGTAAAGATATATCAGTAGAATCTACTAGGTTTACATTATCCAAGAGAGTTGATGAGCTAAGTTATACAAAGACTGGTAATAAGTATGTGGATGACTGTAATGAAAAGATTATGGAAATGGTAGCAATAGGTGTAGAAAAGGGAATTAAAAATGACGACTTAAGTATGTTGCTCCCTCAGGCTTATAACTATAGTTTTATTATGACTATGAATATTCAGTCACTACAGCATTTTTTAGAGCTCAGAACAAACAGCAATACTGCTCATTGGGATATAGTTAATTTTGCAAATGCTTTAGCAGATAAAATTCCAGAGGAACATAAGTACTTATTTGATGAGTCTATTCATAAGGAGAAATAAATATGATGGTAGCTTGCATAACTTGTAGAGTGCCTAGATTTATTACTAGAGATAGAGGAGTTGAATGTAGAGAATGTTCAGCTAAAAGAAAAAGAGATGAGCTTAATGCTGATAAATTACCACATAGAACTCATACAAGTACATCCGGAAAAAAGATTAGCCAGTATCTAAGAGTATGCGAATGTGGTGATAAGAATTGGGTTGGCTATATACCAGAAAGAGGAACTAAATGTCGAGCTTGTGCAGCTAAGAGTGAAGATGGCATAGCAACGAGAAACAAGAAGAAAGAAGTTTCTAATCTTGTTAGATATGAAAGAGTATGTGCTGATTGTGGAGATATAAAAATTCTAAAAGCACAACTAAAATATAGAAAGACTATGTTATGTGGAACTTGTTCTAGAAAAAGTAAAAAAGAATTGATTCCAAAGAAAGTAGTTGAAAAAAAGGTAGTTGAACCAAAAGTTAAAATAGCTAAGAAAAAGGTTACAAAAGTTAAAAAAAGAGTTTTACCAAAGAATAGTAAGGCTCCATCAAAACAAGCCATAGAAAGAGCTAGAAAAATAAATGAAGAACATAGAATTGCTCAGGCGAATGTTTTTCAAAAAGATAAGATTAAAGAAAGTGTTCTAACAGATGAAGAAATGATTACTAATTATCTTAAAGTAAATAAGGTTAAAATATTAGAGTCAGTTGGAGCAGATTATAGAACCACTCTATTTGAAAAGGAATTTATAAATGTTTAAAGTAAAAGGAAAGCATCTTTGGTATGCTAAAGACGAAGAAGGTAAGATATGCTATGTATCTATAATCGAAGACAATGTTATTAAATATATAAAAGGAATAAAATGAGAGAAAGTAACGGTTCTATAATTATTGGAGAAGTTAAATTGATAGATGGTATGTATGTTGGTTTTCACATGGATAAAGAAATTACTAGACAAAGTTCAGCTCATAAGTGTTATGAGAAATTAGCTAATTATATGAAAGGACAAAAATGATGACTGATAAAGATATATTGGAACAAAGAGAAAAAGAGTATGGAGATGCCGCTGAGTCTTTTAGTAGAATAGCAGGTATGTGGAGTTCTTATATTGGAGTTATTATAGAGCCACACGAAGTTGCCAACATGATGGTTCTTTTAAAAATTAGTAGAA